GCAGCACTTGCTGACAGTATGAGTCAAGCTCTACGAAGTCGATAGTGGTAAAGCCACCGAGGAGCTGTCCAGCATAGGCAAAGCCACCTATGCCAGAGAATAGGTCAAGTACTCTCATACGTGTGGGTGCTTGTGGCGTAGTCTACGGTACTCAAGATACTGAATAGCTTTAGCAATTTCAGGGGGGAGCTGTTGCATAGCTTGTGTTTCTTTGAGTGTTGGGCGTTTGCGTGTCATGGTTAGTGGGATGGGTGGATGTTGGCGGTGAGGTGGCTGTTGCTTAACATTACTCACGCTTTAATGATAACAATAGTTACCTAGTCAACCTACGTGTACTATACATTGTATATGCGTTTGTGTGCAACCCAGGTGATAGCTTGGATGTCAGCAGCTGAGTAGTTCTCACATAACTCTTCATTGATGAACGAAGTAGCGTCACGATAATCAGCCTTGATTTGTGAGCGTAGCTTCTTACCAATAGCTGGTACTTGTTTCATGGTCAAGCGTTGCCCGAACCATACGGAGTAGGCATGCCCGTCAATGCACACGTCATTGAGTGCAGTGTTGGTGATGCAGTTGAAGAACTCTATGATCTTCTTGCCGTTGAGTATCTCGACTATCTCAATGTCACGGGTCAGTATGTCAATAGCTTTTTGTTTCATCTTGCCATAGGTGCAGACCTTGACACTGAGCATGTCGGTACGTGTACCGCCAGCAGCCCAGCATTTGATGATAGCTTCAGCGTCTATGATGTTACGTTCCCAGCGGTTGTTTGGGGATAGTGCAGCAATAACGCCAGCAACTAATTCTATACGTAAGTGATACTTGGCAGCAATACGCCCAGCAATATTGAGTGCTGAAGCATACCAGTCTACGCCAAGCTGTACCTCTTGAGACGTAGCTAGTGTGAACTTAGCGACAATCTCACGAGCATTAGGTGAGAGTTGTGAGTATGACATGGGTTTGGTGGTGTGGTGTGCGGTATGCTGGAGTTGAACCAGCTCTGTATGCATATTGTACTGGTAAGGTTAGAGGACGATAAGAGTATAAATACTCAGCGTCTACATTCGTTAGTGATCGGTGTGAGTGACAGTGTACGGACTACCGCATGAAAGAATCTATAAAAGTATTTTATCACTTGTAAAAAGTGGACAGTTGGCTGTCTATAGACTCTAGTAATTAAATATCATTACTTAAGCCTTATGTACTTTTAACGGTCTATGTACCTCACCCGTTACACCTCGCTTTGCGTATCAGTGTAAATTTCCCCGTCTCCTCGGTTGGCTGTGTTTGTGTGTGTTCAATAGGCGGTGTTTGTGTCGATGTATCCAATATGCCATGATCTTTTTACTCTGTCAACGTCTACCTGGAAACTGTCAGCGATTCCACACATTTCCCTTTTTTTATATATATAGAGAACCTTGTGCCTAGCAAATTTGGGGATAGTGGTTGACTGGGTTCTACTTTTGAGATTGGCCGTAGACTGATGAGAATGAAAACGATTACCGTTTCTATTTCTCATTAATATTTCCTTATTGATTATCATTAACCTTACTAATTGATTCTCACTTATTACTTCTATTGAGAATCTACTGCTTGCCTGGGTGACATTAAAACGTATTTTCTTATCATATTGATTATTCATTCTGTGGATCATTCTTAAACTGTCATAAGACCTATATATTCCACATTTACAGCTCTATATATATGGTCAATCTAAATATGTTGAAGACACAACACACTATATGAGTCTTAGTTGAGAATGTTGGAACCCTGATAAAGTATGTCAACAGTATAAATACTTATATATATTCATTCTGTATAGTGTTGTTACAGATGGTTGTGAGCATCCCCGCACAATTTAGTCAATAGGTACAAATACTCAAAACGATAGTGGTATATAATAGCACCCCGCGAGGTACTATAAAATTCCTGGTGTGTCAAGAGTAAAAATACCTATTGTGTTGACATCAAGACCTAGGCCCTTGCGGGGGTAAAGCCAAGCACTCCGCGTTATATATCCCCACAAACAATTTTGTCAAAATTTAGAGAGACATCCTTGCCTCTATTCCTCATCCACATATACCCCGCCAAACTCACAGGAGCAGCAACACGCAGTACAAGGAGTACAATTAATATATATTTAATTTTTATCATGTTTGGGTTTGGATAACATACGGTTAAGTTGTTGTTTTCTTAATTCTGTTTTCATTTGTTCTTGACTTAGGGTAGACCAGCGTTCTAGTAATAAACTTATTCTAAAGTTTCTATACCATTTACTTTTCTTCACCCGTTGCCATAGACTTTGTATTGTCATGGTCGTACTGTACGTAGGTGGTAGAGTGGTAGTAGAAGTAGATAAAATACAGCACGAGCGGGTAACTCGTGATAGAAGAGGGTGGAGGTTTTTATTCCACTCACCCTCTTGACCGCTGTTTCCACCCACGAGGAGCACCACTTCCCCGTGTATTATGAAGTGGTTAGTTAAATCCAAGTGTGTGTATGGCTTTTAGTAGATCCTCTAGCCTCTCTTCTTTGGTCTAAACTCATCCCCATTACCATATGGTTAGCTTCCGCTACAGGGTCATCCATCCAAGCTTCTAGGTGGTCTACCCATTCTTCATGTCTTCTGTCTTTTATTGATTCTTCTGCTGACAGTGCTAAGGCATCTGTATACCATTTAACGCCTTGGGCGAGGGCATCAATTCTGTCATCGTGTCTAACAGCTCCTTTTTCTCGGCACATTCGGCTGATTTGGTAAGCGAGCATATATTGGAATCTATTTTCAGTCGCCTCATCTGCATTACTTTTATAATCCCACGTAATGACGGCAGGATCAACAACAAGCCTATGCTGATTAAAGACAGGTTCAAGAGAACTAATAATCCGATCTTCTTTCCTGACATTTGCTCTAGTCTCCTCTATGTTAATTAATGTTTTTGTCGTTTGACAGTGTTTTCTAAATAGCTCTGATACAATACCATCGCCAAAGTTACTCTCGATGAGCAGCGTACTCGCACCATACTTTCTACACCTCTTTAATATGTCTAATAATGTATTGTCGCTATAACCGTCCTTAGTGGCGTATATTTCATGTAGATATATAAAACCATTCAACTGTGATAAGTAGCATGCTACAGTCTCATCTGAGCCCCTTCCAGAGGGGTCTACGCTACAAATAGTCTCACTATATTCTTTCCACTCACCTTGGATCTGCATAGGTTTGTAGTAATAGTCCCCTGGGAGTCCTGCACAAGGCAGTTCCTTACACATATTTTCTGGATTAGAGCACCATATTATGTTTTCTGGTGCATGTGTAGGGTTAACTGGGTTAATTATTAGGTCTGCAAACTTTAATGGGAACTTTTCTGCGTCAGATAGGGTAGTATCTAGCATAAACTGCAACATAAAGTTACTACGACCCATAGATGCCTCTCTTTCCAGTAGATCACCTTCTTTAAACCGTGTATCTGTAGGTTGCCAAGCAAGATCACCTTTTTCTAGGTCTTCTGTCAGCTGAGGTGCTAACAATCCATCATACATAGCAATTTTGCGGGGGTATCTAGCTGGCCATACAAATGGTCTGTAGCTACGTTCCCTTAACTTGTTATATACAGTGAATGTCGTCTGAGGAGTGCCGAGAAACATAATACGAGAGTCACGTTTAGGAGTAAGAATAGACTCACATTCAGTAACAAGCTGTAAAAGTTTTTCACGTTGTAGCTCCGTCATACTATTATTTGGTACTTCTACATCATCGAGTACCATTAGATCTGCCCTTGATCCAGTTAACTGTCCTGTAATACCTACAGACTTAACTGAAGGGGCTTGATGCGGGGCTGCTGGCCCTACGTCAAATGATATACGTGACCACCTTTGGTCATCGTTCTTAGGCTTTAGCTGTGCCATCCAAGGCACTTCTAGTATTAGTCGTTGGCAGAATATGGAAAAACTGTCTGCTCTATCTTTAGATGCCGATACAACCATGATCTTTTTATCTGGATTGTTAAATAGCGTCCAAAGGACAAAAGCTGCAGTAATCCAGGATTTACCGACACCACGAAACGCTTGTATTTGAAGTCGTTTAGGGCCAGTTTGTAGATACTCTGCTATACATAGCTGTGCTCTGGTAGGAGCTGGTAGATTAAGATGTGTCCATACAGCAGTTAGAAAGTATCTAAAATCATCATGTAATTTAGATTCTATATTCATATATCACACTCAGCATCTCTAGTTATACTCATGTCGTTCAATCCTTTGACCTCTGATGGTATAACTTTGACCCCTGGATCATTACGCCAGTCTTCACAAAAATCACATAGTTTATGGTAGTCTTTAATAGCATCATCTACAGCTTTTTCAGCTTTGTAGTCTACATACTTAGGTTCTATCCATAATAAAAACCACACCATAGCCCAACGTAAGGGCTTAGGTGTAGTATATGCTATGTCTTTGAGTTCCTGTAATAATAACTTGTTAGGGTTAAATAATTTATTCATTTAATCCAATTTAAGATTAGGTTTTCTCTAAATGGGTTTGGTGGGAAATTATCCCTAAACCACGTTAACCAGTTGTTACTTCCTTTTTGTTGATTACATCGTCTACAGGCGGGAACACAGTTGCAAGTATTGGTATCACCTCCCAAACTTCGGGGATGTACATGGTCAATGGTAAGATCATAT